CACAAACTGTAGCTAATGCTTCACGTTCTACAGCAGCATCCGGAATATATATCCCTCCTGCCGTTTTACCTTTACCGCGATAAGGCAGTATCAAAATACGCCAACCAGAAGGTTCTGGTAGCTTTTCTTTTGCGGTAATAGTGTCAGGAGATGTTTCTTTTTTGCTAGATTCTTGTGCGGCTTTAGCATACCGTTCTGGGACAAGTAAAGTTTTACTCATGTTTCATCCTTTGTAGCAGGAGCTCTAACTCCTGTTGTATATGGGCAAGCTCTGCAAGACGTGCTCGCAGCTCCTTGAATGCGGTAAAATCTTCTACCTGACCTTCTACAATTTGCTCAGATATTTGATTCTGCCGTTCGTGTAGTATAGTAAGGAGTTTTTCGTGAATGTAAAGGTCAGACATCTATGCTTTATAAACTTTCTTAGGTTTTCGTGCAGTTTTAGCTGCATTTTTAAAATCTTTAGCGGAAGGCGCACCTTTTTGTCCAGCTTTACGCATGGGTTTTCCACTTGCCCTTCGTTTAGCTATATTTCTGTACAAACTCATTTTTTAAATCCTTTCAAGCCTCGAATACCGAAACTAGCCCCAATACTGGCATACATAGCCCATTGAAACCATTCTGGTGTATTAGACAAAGCTGCAAAGCCAGCTTCAACATAAGGCTGAGTAAAAGGTATGAAACACATAGCAATTATAATTATAAATAAAATTGTCCATGCTTCATCTTTCCAACTGTCTTGGCTACCTTGAGCCATTATCTTTTCCCACCCTGCTTCATGGGTGGCAGCTACTTTCATAACTTCTGCTTCAGCCTCGGCTTTTGCTAGTGCAACTGCTGATTTGCCCTTTTGCTCAGTTACCTTTTTTTCCATCCAAGAGCCAGCAAGATTAGCAATAGGACCGATCAATGCTTGTATCATTTGTTTATCTCCCTAATCTTCGTAGTAGCCCTCATTCATACCCAACATAGCGGATAAGCCAAATAACTCCATTATGACAAAGGTGAAAAACAAAAGCAAAACCCCTCCAACAATTAACTTGCCACTAAAATTGGTTGAACCAATTTTTATTGCAATAAACTCATTTCCCAAAACGCGGAGCAAAAGCTCAAAGCTATTGTCTCCCACTTTAGCATCTATAACTTTCTTTTTATCTTCCATTAATAAACTTTTACATCCTCTGGATTGACTCGCCTAGGAACGCAATAAGCTGTCGCGCGGTCTTTAGCATCCATATAATCTCTATACATATAGTTGCCATATCTTTTTGTCACTTGTGCGGCATACCAATTACAATCATTAATATCCCAAAAGTACATATTGCCACTTTCTAATTTCCTAAAATCTCCAGTGCCAAGATAGACTAATAACAAAAATACATCTGCTATTCCTGTCATTTTTCACTCTTATGTTCATGCCCCATCCAGATACCAAAAATACCAGTCATCGCTCCCATAACCACAGAAACAAAAGCAGATTGCGGTGCTGTTGGTTCAGGTAACGACATAAACCAATTAGCGCAATTCCAAGACATAACAGTGCTCGCTAACATCATGCCGCGAGGTAAAATTTTCCATTTTAGAAAAATTTCCACATTCACTAAAACACGCCTTTAAAATTCATCCCTGCAATAGCAGCACCACCACCTCTAGCTTTAGGGCTTTTTGCAACCTCACCTGTTGGGGGAGAACCCATACTACGCTTTACAGGTTCTTTGCCTTTTCTGCCCATAGCCTCTGCAAGATCAAACTCCAATATTTCTATCTTATCTGGGTCTGTTTCATTNGCCAGCATTTCTTTTAGCTCTGCTACTCTTGTGTTTCTTGAAGTCATTTTATTCTCCTTTAAATTTCTTGGAATGGTCTTCCTGATAAAAGGTTTTTCCTCGCGACGCTACGCGGAGATAAAGTCTGGAAAGCGTTAGGTACTCCCTCAAGATCTGATCTAACTCTGTTCATATCTTGCTGGAGCAACCTATTTTCTGTTCGTAAATCTTTTAGAGCTGAAGCAGTTATTTTATCTTCCAACAAATCTCTTAAAGTATCTTCTCCACGCAGAGGGTCGGCATAACCCCCAAATCTTTGTGGTAAAGACTGTTTTGGGTCGGAACCAATATAAGTTTCCAGCTGCGTCATATAATCAAGTTTAGGATCACTATCCGGAGGCGTGAACACCCCTACATCTGACTGATTTTCAAGATACTTATCAAACAAGGCTTGATCAATCATTCTTTCTCTATTGTTTATATAATCTTCCCCATACATTCCTGCTATACGAGCATCAGCCTCTTCTCTAGTTTCTGTAGCAGGGTTCGGGGGGATTGTAGGGATATTTGCAGAAACTCTAGTAAACCCACTAGGCGATACAGTATTAGGGGTAAATGTAGTTTGGTTTCCTGGAGCATCATCAGGGCGACCAGTAAAAGGCTGCGGCGTTTGGTCTAAATATTTTTCAGCTATGCCCATACCGCTAGTAATACCGCCTGTATCAGACGTACCTTTGCCAAATCCAAATTTACCCGCAATAGCATTGCCTAAAGAAATTATTCCAGATAAGGCTTTATTTGCTCCCATTACTGGAGGCAATGCACTAAATGCTCCGAGGGGTGTGTTCTGTCCAGGAACTGCCATATCATAAACATTTTGCCCAAACGTCTGATCTGTATCATAACCTGTCGCAGAAAGTAATTTATCAGCTATACTGGTTTCGGGTACTTCAATACCAAATCCCCTAGTATCACCAAAAGCACCAGAAAGAATTCCTTGTGCCATTTGGTTTTGGTAATTATCCCCACCAACATTTACGCCACTTTGTATATCTTTATTGATTTGGTCAACAAGGGCATCTAGACCACTTACTTGATTACCTTCAGTAATACTTCCTGGACCATCTTGCCTCCCCACACGAGGAGAGGTGGTTATATTATCTGAAGGTCTATCGTTATTATCGTTACCTTGATTTCCTCCCCCAGAGTATCTAGAAGCCTCCGCACCAAATCCCGCACTTCCTGGACCGTCAAGTCTGCCCATTACCCACCCCTATTAGACATACGTTGCATTGCAATCTGCGCTCTCATCTGCGCTATATCCTCAGTGCTACTAATCCGCTCACGAGCTATATTAGCTTGGTCTTGCGCTTTACGCTCATTAAGTTCAAGTTCAAGTTGCTCTTGTTGGGCATCTTGCATTTGATCTTGTTGCCGTAATTGTAACTCTTGTTGTTTCAATTCAACAAGTGGGTCTTTCTGCTGCTCACCTATAACTTGTGCTTCTTGTTGTAAATAAGCTGAAAGAAGTTCTGCTTCTATTTCATCTACACGGCTTTGCATCATTTCAGGCGGGATAGGCTGTCCTTCTTGCTGCTGTGTCTGCATTTCTTCCTGTGCCGCCATTTGTGCCATCATACCCAAATGTTCAAAAATATGAGTTTGCAAAATCTGCATAGCTGCTGGATTACCTTTTACAGTCATACTCTGCATATAAGCTAAATGTGATTGTATATGTGCTTGATGGTTTTGCTCAGGGAATGCTTTTAATTGTTTTGTTCCCGCAAGAGCTAATTGCAACATACCGTTTTCTTGCAACGCTCCAGTAGGCTGAGGCTGTTGCGGAGGGGGTAGTATCTGCTCAATATTATCCACACCTAAAGCACTATACATTCTACGATAAGCTTCATAAGTATTGTGCATTTGTGGATTAGCTTGGGCTAATTTTAATTGCTCTCCTGCAAGGCTCACACGTTGTGACATACTGAAAATATTGGGATTAGCCACAGGTACAATATCTACTCGGCCATCAAAATCAGACATTTTCTGACCTTGTTGTGCGCCTTCTACATTGTACTTATAATCTGTACCATCTACACCAATCAAATCAGCAAGCAATTTAAATTCTTGCTTCATAGCATTGTACAATCGTTTATGTACCGCAGACATAATACGGCTACCACGCTCCATAAGAGCTACAGTTGTACCAACAGGCATCTCAGTATTCTGTATATTACCTGTTCCAATATCTGTAGTGCCTACAAATTTCTGAGCAGCTTGAACAACAAAACCTAGAAGCTGAAACAGAGTCGCGCTCGGCTCTTTGTAGGGCAGGGGCAAGAGTGAGCCGCGTAACTCCGTTCCAACAACATCGACATCTCGCCATTCTCCAGGCTGGAGCGGCTGATCGTCATCTCGTATGCGTAAACCGCGAGCTTTAAATCCTGCTGGCATATTTGATAATGTACCAGCATCTATAAGCTGTCGTAAATTAGCTGTGGCAGTACGGGATAGATTCCCTAACAAATGAATCAAACCATTTCCGTAAAAACCTAATCCAGGAGTAAACATATAATGGATAAAATATTGTTTTTTCCGTTTAAATAGGTCATTTTGGTCATAATTCCGGTATATAGATAAAACATCACCAGAATCTTGAGCTACTGTCACAATATACGGTAGTTTTATACCTGTTTCTTCACCTTCAGCATCTACATCAGGAAAATCTTCAATATCTAAATAACAATGGCACTCTAATAAAGATACTTCTTCACTTTCGCCAGATTGTTCCATACCAGAAAGGTCTTGTTTTGTTTCCTGTAACTCATTTGTATCATAATCACCCGTCTGAACTTCAATATCACGGTAGAATCCTGTGACTTGAGCCTTGCGTAACTCATTTTCAGACATTTTTATCATGTGTGTAACACGTTCACATGAAGCAAGGTCAGTAGCATTAAAAGGTACAAGCAAATCTTCAGCCTGTACGAACTTACTTACCTGTCTGCCCAACATAGGGTCAGGATAAACCTTTTTAAACGCACTACCACATAGACCTAAATAGTATAACATTTGGTCAAACTCAGAATCATACTCCTCCATAACATGCAGAATTTGATAATTCATCTCAGTTTTAATACGGTCAGCCTGTTTTTCCAATTCAGATGTTGTATCACCCAAAACTTGTGTGCGGACAGGACCGCTCGGTGGCAATAATTCTTTATAGGCTTGGCTTTGGAACTGGCTAACTGCTTCATTAAGCATTGGGTGTATTACACCTGTAGCTCCTGCAAAAGGTTCTGTACGGTTCTCATACTTTACACCAAGTAAATCTAACCCTTTAGTATAAACATTCAACCATTCTTTACGCGAACTCTTATCTTCTTCAGTTTTTTCAAGTACCATACTCGCAATACCTGTCAACTCATCCTCACTAATATACTCAGCAAGGTTATCCATAAATTGCGCTTCACCCTTTTCATCATCAGGTGTGCCAAATTCTACAGAACCATCTTCATTAGTTGACATTTCCATACCATCGAATGATGGTTCAGGGGCAGCGAGAGGTAGTTCTACCTCTATATCATCGGTCGGCAACTGCTGACCAACCAAAGTAAATTCGCGTTCTATATTATTAAATGCGTTAGGTTGTTTAGCCACGTTTACCTCCTTGTACGATACGAAGGGTAGGCCGTGGTCGGAGGGCTTTTTCCATCTCCTCAAGTTTGCAGCGCAAATACTCGAGTTTATCCGTAATAGTTTGCAACTCTTGGGGGACCGTCCACATAATCGTCATAATCCTCTGGGTGTTGTATAAACCCACCTTCGCGGAAACGTCGGAGAGCTTGTGTTACTGTATCAACAAAATCATCATTTTCGCCAACAGGAAACGAAGCACACTCTTCAATTACTTCTTCTGCCCATCTTGTATCTGGAGCCCATACTAAACCACTTTCTAGGATTGGCGCAATGGAGTTCACTCTTGTATATTTATCATTACCTCTACTTGGAGCATAATTCTGCACAGGAATACCCATACTACGCAATTCTTGCGTTAAAGGCGTTCCCGTAGCTTTAGCTTCAATAATCACACATTCCGGTTCCCAATAATCATATTCTTCTTTAGCAACACGTTTTAATTCAGGGAAATCCCATCTACCTCGCCGCGCATCACATAAAATAATATGCGGTAACTCACCCTCCACAGGATAAAATACACCCCATGTAGTTATAGCACTATAATCAGCATTTTCCTTTTTACTAAACGCCGTATCATAACTCTGCATCACATAACTTAATTTAGGGATATCTTCCTTCTCCCACTTATTCCACCACTCACGCTTCAATATAGCTGTAGTTTCACTCGTCGGATTCTGCTGCCACTGCGCTTCCCACTTACCTACCGATAATGAAGCCTTAACCTTTAATAATTCCTCTTTCTTCCAAAACTCAGGCCATAATACTTTATCATCATCAATTAAAGCTGGGAACTCAACCACTTCCCATTGGTCGGCAAGTACATCTCGCGCCTGTTGCTTTAATAATTTACCTGTAAGATCTATCTCGGACCATCGCGTCATTACAATCACAATCGCTCCTCCAGGCTGCAAACGCTGCCGTGGACCACTGGTATACCACTCATACGCATTCTCTAATGCCGCAGGGGACATCGCATCTTGTTCAGAATGGG